GGACCACCATTGTACAACCACTCATCTACTGTTGCTGCTTCCCACATTGGGTAGAAGTGTAGACCGATTGCGTTTGAGGATGGAACAACTGCACCTGAGATGATGTTGTTACCATATAAGAATGAACCTGCTACAGGCTCTCTAATTCCGTCGATATCGACAGGAGGTGCTGCAATGAATGCAACGATGAAACATGCTGCTGCTGCGAGTAAGCATGGGATCATGAGTACTCCGAACCAACCAACATAGATTCTGTTGTTTGTTGAAGTAACCCATTCGCAGAACTGAGGCCAGCCTGCTAGTAAACCACCCTGTTGGGAGGTTCTTGTGTTTAGAGTTGTCATTATTAGGACGTTTGTAAGTAGGGCATCAGGGAAGATGCGAAACTTATTTCCAGTAACCCCTCGCTACTGGATATGAAAGACGAAGTATTATACTGCCTACAGAGGTCTTGGTTGGGAGCAGTGGTCTGTGTGGAAAACCCCACGTTATATATTATATATGAAGATATGTAACTCTGTCAAGAGTATTTGATTATTACAATTCTTAATGAATATTATAAGTTTGTCTTATTGAGTAAATCTACTCATTCCCCATGAGCACTAGAGAATACCTGATGTCATCAGTGTATGATTGTTTCGGTAAGTATGCTGAGTGAAAATAATTTCCATTATAAAAGATAGCACGATTGTATTGTATGGGTTCAAGGTGATACATCTTCCAGTTTTCATCACCAACAAACTCTTCATAATCAAATGAACCACGAACTTGTTTACTAAAAACTTTATCTTGTATATGTTCTGGTAAATGTATACCTTGAGCATAATTATTCCAAGTATAAAATGCTGTGCCACCTTGACCTTCACTCAACCATAAGTTCAATACATATTCTTTACTATCATGATGAGGGTACCATGCTTTACAGTTACATCTCATCTTATCCTTATAGATGTTAGTAAATGATTGTTCTACCCAAGGATTAAAACCTACCCAATTACTAAGTAAACTTTCTATCTTAAGAAAGAACTCATATGGTATTAACTGTCTCCAACCAGGTGATGCAGTAGGATAAAAGTAATCAGATTCAAAGACAGGTATTTGTTTTAAGAGTTTCTTATACTCATCAGGTTTCTTTAAAAAATCATTGAATATTAATACCTCTAACTCACCGACCTTAAAGGTCTCTGGGTATGGGTTGTTTATATCAAAGATAGTTTTATCTGTGATAATTTCCATAATACTCCACTGCTGATGGGAACTGTAGACCTTTCTTTATCTCATTGTATCTTTGAATAACACTACCTAAATTCTCTGTCTTCATATTAAATCCCTCATCCCAAAACTTCATGTTAGATAACTTGACCTGAGTATATGGATTGATTTTATGTCCTGCAATCATATAAAGAGTAGCGTTTAAATTTTCAAAGGTAAGTGTCTTAGGTAGATTCCAGAAAGATCCTCCACGTATATCATATACCTGTTTCAGTAAAGGACTATCAGTAAAGTCTTGCATTTGTATGTCATGCCAGAAGGCAGTATCATTTCTAGCAGTCATAGCATAGTGTAAGGTAATGAAGTCTGCAAAGTATAAGAACTGTTCTCTACACACATGATTAAATGAATGTGCATCAAAACTATTGAGTGTATCTTTACCTTCAGCAATGTTACAAAACACAAGTAGGAACTCATGTATACTCATCAATCCATTTGATTCTAATGGTTCTATAAATGCACCACTCAATCCTATGCTGACACAATTACGTACCCACATCCTCTCACTCATACCATTCCTAGTCTTGATATGTTTAAACTCCATCTCCTCTGCAACAGCAGGACCAAGATATCTTTTAAACTCGTCTAGTGCATCATACTTATCAATATGTTCATCAGAATAATTATATCCAGTTCCCATACTATTCCAATGTGGTATCTCCCATACCCATCCACTAGACATAGCAACTGAGTTTGTGTATAACTTTAATTCCTTTTCCTTATCTTTGTAAGGTCTCTGTGCTGCCCATGCACTATTAGTATATGTTTTATTATTAAACTCAACCCAAGGAACTTTAAGTGCATCCTGTATTAAGACACGATTGAATCCAGAACAGTCAAAGTATAGATCACCTATAACTGTTACATCATTACCTAATATAACACCTTTGATATACTTCTCTTCATCTAATAGAGTGTAGTAAACTTCTCCCTTGATTACATTTACTCCTCTAGGTATGCAATATTCATCACGCAAATAGGTATAGAATTTATGAGTGTCAAAGTGCCATGCAGCATCCTTATCTAATTTCCAAAAGTCAATTTGTTCTGGAACTGTATTGTTCTCTAAGCATTCTGATATGGGTGACATATCATTTACAAAATCTTCAAAAGGTTTCTTACTTAGATACTGATGTGCAAACCATTCTTGTACATTGTAATGCCTCTGATCTATACGACCAAAGGGATAGTAAAATGAGTCACCTTTTTTATGAAAATTTTCAAATTTTATAGCAAGTTTATTAGTTCCATCAAACTTGGTTATAAAATCTTCATTAGGTATCTCTAATAATTCTTGCCACCTTCTCATTAATTGTGTAGTGCTCTCACCTACACCAATACCAGATTGTTTCTCTGGTTCTATTACTGTTATCTTTTTGTCTGGAAATACTTTAACTAAAGTAGCAGCAGTCATCCATCCTGCACTACCACCACCTACAATTACAATACTATTGAACTTCATAACCAGGTCTAATGTCAGCACAACTATTCCAACTAATTATAGTCTTAGTCTTAGTTCCTTTATTTCTAGGTGCTTGATGTATCACATAACTTGGAAACATAACAACGTCACCCTCCTTAATTTCTAGTGTTTGTATATCGTTCTGTGTAAATGGATTTATTATTTCTGTTCGTGGTGATTCATCTGGAAGATCAAGATAATATACGCTAGTCCACTGAGCATAAGTATGCACATGCCATCCATGTATTGACTCAGTGTCGTACTGTTGAAACCATATCTTATGTACCTGTAGAGTATCAAATCCTAACTGGTCATATATCTCTTGGATAACAGGAACTAAATGTGGTCGCAGATAATCAACCCAAGGTCTTGGGTTGTCTACGAAATCCTCATTAGGTATTTCCATGTCATAATCACACCTAGTAATATCTAAAGTATTAACTTTCTCATCTAAAATTCTTCTTGCATCACAAGAATTAATTAAATCCATCAAGTTAGACTTAATGGATTCATGATTTGGAACGCTTGATAATGCTATTGGTGTGATTAAAGGTATCTTCCTTACTGTCATGCGTGTTTACGAACAGTTCCTTTTTGTCCACACTCTTTTAAGAATGCTCTTGCTTTTGTTTTTGTATCAAATATTTTTGCGAACCTCTTGTCTGGGTTCCATGCAGTTGCTGATACTAGGTACTCAAGGTAATCATCTACCTTTCTTGTTGCAACCCATGTGATTGCATTTCCTTTATCTGCCGACATAATAAAATTAAATTCTACCAATATTTATACTAGCATACTAACTAACGTTTTGCAATGCATATGATATTTTAGGTAACACTATGAATAAGATTGAAAATGTCACAAACGATCCTAGTATGTTAGGAATATATCTCACAGACATAGGTCGTCTGTATACTTGCATAACATCGTGGTATGATTGTGACATGTAATCACTCATTAGATTAGTCCTAGTGATCCTGCTGTAATTCCAACAGTTAGAAAGAATAAAAATTCAAATACAGGCATGAATCCTGCGTTCTTCAATAAAAATTGAGTCATTTGTGCTTGTGCTCCTCAGCGTTTGTTTAAAAAAATTAATAAGTTATGATTATGCTCCTTGATATGCAGGAATCATAATCCCACCTCCTTGATCATCATCGTCGTCATCCTGACCAAGTGATAAGAACAAATTGATAACAACCAATGCTGATATAGGATAGAAGCACCATAAGATTGCTGCTATCGGGGAGATTTCATTTGATGTTGACAATAAGTCCATTAGATTTGTGTATTTTTGTTACGAGTAAGTATTTAGTTTTGTAAAGTTTTGAAAACTATACAAAAACTGGGACAGAACTTGAAGATACCACTGCAAATATTGATAGTAGTATAGTAAGTCCTGCAGTTTTTTCTTTGGTCATTAGAATATGCCTGGTATGATTTGACCTGTTGTTGCATACGCACCGATAAGTGCTACGCATCCTAAGATTGCTGCTTGACCGTTTACACGTTCTGCTACAACCTTTTCTTTTTCTGGTTGCTTCCTAGTTGAAGCGACGTTCTCTACGTCTTGTGATCTTGTTCCGAACATTATACTATGCCTGGGATAAGTTGACCTGTAACGATGTAAGATCCACATAAGAAAATGAATCCCATCATTGCTGCACGACCTTGTGCTTTAAGTAGGATGTCGTTGTTGTTCATTAAAAAATACCTGGTATTACTTGACCTGTTGTTGCGTATGCACCTACTGCTGCTACGAAACCGAGCATCGCTGCCCAACCGTTAAATCTTTCTGCTTCTGGAGTCATGAGTTTGTACCTCTGTGTGATTGTGAATTGTGATTGAAATTTCATCTTGTGAAATTGTGTAACATTTTTGTTACTCTTTAGAATCCTAAGATTCCAAAGAAAAAGAAACTTCCTGAGAAGAAGTATGAAATGAATCCTGTTACAAGACCAAGCATTGCTAGTCTACCATTGAGTTTTTCAGCATTAGGACCGTAACCCTCGTAAGATTCATCCAAGTATGGACGTGTTTCAGTTGGGTACATGTTCTGTCTTCCACCTGATTCTGTAACTGTTGTCATAAGTTTTGTTAAGAAACGTAACAATATTATATATAAAAGATTAAGTTATGTCAACCCCCTAAATGCAGAAAATATATATAAATCCATATAAAAAAGGATCATCATTTCTGATGACCCTTATAAGATTGACTAATGTATAATAACAATCTCGCTTATACCATCTAGTTTTTGGAATGTCTATTGGCAAAGACTCTTCTATTTATACCTCCTCTGTTACAGGAAACGTTACCGATCCTGATAGCGGATCGTTCTTATAGAGATCAAAGTTATATCCTTTGAAGTCAGGTGTCTCAATAGATATTGACCCATCATCATGATTATGTGATGTCTTATCCACTACAGATGCCAGTCTTGAATGAATCATCCATAACTCATCGAGTGTATCTTTATCAAAATCTGGACTATCTAAAGCTTCTTTTAATGCTTCCTTTACAGCAGAGATTGCTGTATTTAATTTAGAGTGTAGTAATCCGCAAGTCATAGTAGTACCTTTTCTAATTGGTTTAAAAAAATGTCGTAGTTCTCATCTACATCACCGTAGAATTGAACACCTTTTGTCTCTAAGAATCTCATAATCTGGTTATAGATTACTGGATATTCGATGTCAAGAATAATCTTTCTATCGACTGCATCCCTTAAAATTTGAATGCTTTGTGAGAATCTTTCCATAAGAGTTTGCCTTAATGAACCATTATCCCCGAAGGGAATCGGTTAGGAAGGAATTGAACCCTCATCCTCCATGCCTATTTCAGCAAAGTGATGTAACTGATCTATGATTAAATCAATATACTCCTCTGTCATCCATTCATTGCATAGATCAATATGCGAATCGTCTTTCATGGAGAATACCTATTGCTAACCGTTATTATACTATAAAGATTAGTTAGTCGCAACCATTAAAGTAGTCTTTACGCATGTACCTACCAAGTATGTTGCTATTGTAGAATTTAGGTTTACCATCAGCATCTGCCTCCGTAAGTACGTTGTTGAGAAAGAGTTGACGAGTCTCCTCATAGTTAACTCTCCCCTGTGTTTTATGTAGGCTTATAATTTCCCTTTTGAATATGTTTTTTCCAAACTCTTTAACGTCTTGTTTAAGTTCTGCAGAGCTTCCGTAATACCGCTTCCAGTCAGACTCTGACGTAACACGTCGCTTGCCTCCTTTAGGTTTTCGTTTTTGGTAGAAATACTTTCTCCCGATGTAGACCTTCCCATTTTGTAGATTTGTAATGCGGTAGACGAAACCGACGAAATTGCCAATATCGTCAGAAGAGAAAGTTGAACCTTGATATAGCCAGGGATTTTCATAGTTAGTCGCACATTCCGTCTTCGTCGTTGATGTCAAAGTAAGTAGTATGTTTATCAGTATCACTACTTATAGTACTATAGGCAGTGGTATCTGAATATACCTCTGCTTTTAGTTCTGCTATTGCTCTTTCTAGGTCAGCAACTAATACCTTTAAATTTTTCTTTTGCATTGGATTACTCCCAGTATTCATCAAGTACATCTAGGACGTTGTTTAAGATCATCTGTGCTGCTGCTCTCTCATTGTTACTCCAATGAGGATACCATTGATGCCTATGTAAACCATCTTTCATTCGCAAGATCTTTGCGAGCATTTGAACTTTATTCAATCGTCCGTTCACCTATCCACCCACTAGTTTTGTCCAGTCTGCATCAAACAGTTCTAACCCTTTATCTGTAAGAATATGTTTGTACATTCCTGTAAAAACTTTGGGAGGAATAGTGCAGATATCAGCACCCACTCTAAAAGCAGAGGATACTTGACCGACTTCCCTAATAGATGCTGCAAGAACTTGGGTCTTAGATTGATGTGTAGCGTAGACATCTGCTATCTCCTCTATGAGTTTTAATCCATCAAATGATTGATCATATACACGACCAACAAAAGGAGAAACATATGTTGCTCCTGCCTTTGATGCTAGTATCGCTTGTGCTGTAGAAAAACATAATGTAACGTTAACAGGGATGTCATCCTCTGTTAAACTCTTACATGCTTTTAGACCTGCAGGTGTTAAAGGAACCTTAATAGTAATATTAGGTCCTATATCAACATACTCATCTGCCATGTCTAGCATTTGTTCTGTAGTTTCACCTACAACTTCTGCTGAAATACTTGAGTGGAAAGGAAAGATCTCTGAAATCTGTTTGATTACTGTTACTGGATCATGTCCATTCTTCAGCATCAAACTAGGATTGGTAGTAATACCATCAACTAATCCTGTATCAAAGGCATCTTTGATAAACTCAGGATCAGAACAGTCTAAAAAGATTTTCATTTCATATTATTATTTCCAATATTTATTATACCATAAAAAAGACCCCTGTCAAAGACAGGGGTTTTTATGTTGAAACAAACAATTTACTTTCTATAAAGTAATTGTATCTCAGCGTTTATGATTGTGAGAAATATTGCTGCTGCAATCATTATCTCTGCTGTAACAATCATTACACACCTCCAGTTACCTTCTTAGTAACTTTAAGACCACGATACATTAGTTCGTGTCTCTGACGCTTCTGATCCTCTTCGAGAATCATTTCTTTGTACTCATCGGTATCATACTCGACACCTCTGTATGTGACTTTTGCCATTTGGTTTCTCCTAAAGTAGTTGGGATTTTTAGCCCCGTTCCTTCAGTCGGCTTTTGCGTCCTTACAATTTAGACCCTGTGTCATACCAAACTCATAATACAGATCAATAATCTCTTGTCGTTCTTGTGTGCTAAGGTCAGGGTAAGTTTTAGCACGATCAACTAGAGCATTGATGTCTCCACAGGAGACTGTAACTATAGTAGTGGCAATTAATGTAGAAATCATAAGGATGAACGATCCGTTCCGAGTCGGCTTACTTGCGTCCTGAGTATATCAGGATGAACGTAATGTCATTATATCATGACATAATTATTTAGTCAAATAAAAAGGAGGATGCGAACCCTCCAGTTGGGATATTATTCCCACGCTTATTTTTGGTTGTTGGGTAAAGAGGGAGGTTGGAATCCTGTATACCAACAAGAGATGGGCATTTCTACAGTTAGAAAAACATCTCTGCCTGAGACCCGACTGGTAAGTCGATTCTCCTAGTTCCCTAGGAGCAGCACCACCTGTGTCTCATCACCTTAACTAGCTATATGCCAGTAAGTTTATTCAGTCACTCCCGATGTGCTGATCAGGCACATTTATAATATATCATTACCCTAATTATTTGTCAACAGGTATTTTTACTTAACAACTATGTTCTTCTGCTGCTAGTTCTTGATCTATTACAGACACGTATGTCAGATCATCCTTAAAGTATGACCTGTATATTCTACCCCATATCACATCAAACTCTTCTTCATTCAAATCTTTGAATAGACATTCTTCTTTAAGATAGATGTGATACGTCTTCATTCTTGCTCCCTCTGTCTGCACTTTTTCTTTTCCATCTCCCACATTGCCTCTGCTGTACCTTCGGGAGGTGATTCATTACCTGCTTTTTCTAGCAATCTATCATACTCTTCAGCAGCATCTATGATTGCTTTCTTACATTCTTCCAAACTAAAGTTTAAATCCTGCGAAGGTGTCTGATTTGACATCTTGTTTGATTCCTCCAACGACATAAGATTCGATCTCCGTTTCTTGAGGTGCATTTTGTTGACCCTTACTGTTTAACCAGTGTTCAGTCCAAGGTAAAGGATTGTTCCTCAATGGTTGATCGTATATGGTTTTTAAACCAATCGCTTTCATACGACGGTTAGCAATCCACTCCACATAATTATATAACAGTTTAGCATTTAATCCAATCATACTACCATCTTTAAATAGATAGTCTGCCCATGCCTTCTCTTCGTTGACACACTTCTCAAACATCTTAGAGACAGTTCCCCTTTCCTCTTTAGCTATCTCTATCATGTCTGGATCGTCACCCTTTTCCCAATTTTTTAATATTTGTTGAGTAAGAACTAGGTGTTGTGATTCATCTCTAGAGATAAGAGATAGTATCTTTGCTGATCCTTCCATAAGTTTGTTCTCACCGAAAGCAAATGAGCATGCAAAACTTACATAGAATCTAATACCCTCTAGGATATTAACGTTAGCAACTGCAAGATATAATTTTCTTTTTAAATCTTTTACTGTCCACTTAGCAGTAGGAGATCCCTTACCATCCTTTGTCCATAAACTACTACTACTGTACTCTTGTGCATAATCTATGAACTCATCATATGATTGAGTTACAGATTCTGATCTAGACATGATCTTCTCATCATCAAGAATAGTATCAAAGACAACTGATGGGTCTGGATATACATTCTTAATAATATATGTGTATGATCTACTATGAATCATCTCCATAAATTGCCATACCTGCATGCATGCTTCTAGTTCTGGTAAAGAACAGTATGGTATAAAAGCCATACCTGGTGCACGTCCTTGTACACTATCAAGCATGATCTGATACTTTAAATTACTAGTAAAGATATGCTTCTGATTATCTGTAAGGTTTTGATAATCTGCACGATCTTTTTGTAAAGAAACCTCTTCTGGTCTCCAAAAATATCCTAACTGTTGTTGTGTCAACCTATCAAATGTAGGATATCTATAATTGTCATAACGTTGAACACTCAATGGTGCTCCAAAAAACATAGGTTGTTTAGTAGTTTCTACTTTTACTCGATTAAATACAGTCATTCCTTTAGGTTCAGATTTTGCAGGACTCACACTCTTCCTCCTCGGTGGATAGTAGGTTTTCTATTAGATTATCAACATTGTCAGTTTGACTAACAACATCATCACCGTCTTTCTTAGCATCATATGTGTTTTGATAATAAGATGTCTTCCACCCATACTTGTATGTTGTTAGAAGATCGTTTGCCATTACACTAACAGGCACTTCATTGTCTGGATAATTCTCTGGATTGTAACTCCAGTTACCAGAGATTGCTTGATCAAAGAACTTTTGCATTACAGCAGTGATTTTAATATATCCTTCATTAGATTTCATATTCCATAGAAGAGTATAGTTATTCTTCAAGGACTGATAAGAAGGAACAATTTGCTTAAGAGGTCCTTTCTTTGATTTTTTAATAGACAAGTAATCGCGAGGTGGTTCTATACCATTGGTTGCATTAGACACAACTGAAGAGGATTCAGATGGCATCTGTGCAGACAGAGTGCTGTGTCTTAAACCATATTCTTTAATCCTTCCTCGGAGATTTTCCCAGTCACATGATAGATCATTTGATATTATCTCATCTACATCGCTCTTATATGTATCTATTGGTAATATTCCCTGAGCATATTTTGTCTTACCAAAATAACCGCAAGCACCTTTTTCCATAGCAAGCATATTAGATGAGTGAAGTAATGCAAACTGGAATCTTTCAGTCAAATCATGTACTAATTTTAATGCCTCTGGTGAGTCATACTTAGCACCGTTCTTAGCAAGGTAATGTGCCAAACCAATGAATCCTATACCAAGAGATCTACGATTGATTGTAGAGTGTTTTGCTGCCTTTACAGGATACTGTTGATAGTCTATCAATGCATCCAACCCTCTGACTGCAAGATCACATAAGTCATCTAGTTCTTTAATATTATTAATTTTACCTACATTAATAGCAGATAATATACACAAAGCAATTTCACCATTCTCATCATCTATATGCTGTAATGGTTTAGTTGGTAAAGTAATCTCTTGACAAAGGTTACTCATTTCTACTTTGTCTTTAAATGAACTATGAGTATTACAGTGATCAATATTCATCAAATAGATACGACCAGTCTCTGATCTCTCCTTAAGTATATCAAGGATTAATGTCTGTGCTTTAACAGTCTTCTTAGGGATTGTATCATCCTGTTCATACTGTTCATATAATTCATCAAACTCTGGCATACCAAATGCTTCATACAAACCTGGTACATTGTGTGGTGAAAATAGAGTAATGACTCCATCAGAGATGAATCTTTTATAAAAGAGACCACTTAATTGAATACTATAATCTAACTTCCTGACTCTGTTGTCTTCTGTGCCTTTGTTGTTCTTGAGCACGATGATGTCTTCGATTTCCTGATGCCAGATAGGAAAGTGGACAGTGGCACTCCCGCCTCGGATCCCGTTTTGAGTACAGCATCTGACAGTTGACTCAAACTTTTTAAGGAAGGGGACAACACCAGTGTGTTGAACTTCTCCACCCCTGATTTTACTGTTGATCCCACGGATCCTACCCGCGTTGATACCAATACCTGCCCTTTGAGCGACATATTTGCCAATAGCCATATCACTGCTAAAGATACTATCGAGGGTGTCATCAGAATCAACCAAAACGCAACTTGCAAATTGGCGAATGGGGGTTCTAACTCCTCCCATGATTGGTGTTGGGATGTTGATTTTGTGTTTTGAGATTGCGTCATAATACTTTTTAATATACTCTAGTCGATAAAACTTGTCGTCATCTTGAAAGAGAGTTGCTGACACCATCATATACATGAACTGTGGTGTCTCAAAGACCTTGCCAGTGCTACGATCTTGTACAAGATATTTATCTACTACCTGACGTATACCTGCGTAGGTAAATAGGTAGTCTCTATCATGATCTATATAAGAATTTAATAGTTCCCACTCTTCATCAGTAAACTTGTCTACTATTGCAGAATCATAGAGATTTTTTTCAACACAAAGATCTACATGTGATTTTAAAGTAGGATGTTTGTCTGGATGTCCTTTATATACTTCCTTTCTTAATCCAAATAAAAGAAGTCTAGCAGCAACATACTGATAATTAGGGTTCTCTAATGTAATTAAATCATTAGCAGAACGAATAAGAATTTCTTGAATGTCTTCTGTTTTAATTCCATCAAAAAACTGTAGACCAGAGTTCATTTCTACTGCAGATTCTGATACACCTGCAAGACCTCTACAAGCATGTTCAACTATATGATGTACTCTTTCTAAGTCTAACGGTGCAGTGTCACCATTTCTCTTAACTACATTTGTCATACTTTTTTCCATTCAGATAATTTAATTTTTGCTTTAAGTCCGTGGTATGTATTAGATTCTACCAGAGATTGAACGTTATGTCCAGTTAGATACATGTCATTGATGTCCTTTTGTTGTATTTGTTTTGGCCATATTACTACCTTGTCTCCTCTATCAATGGTGTTTGAGATCCGTTTGACGATTTCTCTGTTGCGAGGTTCGTTATCATAAACCCAAATATAATCGCTCCAATTATACGACCTAGGATCAATGTCGGAGCCAGCCATGCCAACCGAGTTTTCCAAGAAGAGCGAATCGAAGGGTCCTTCGACGATGTAAACTTTTTCATGTGGATTAATTCTATGGAGTCCATATACTTTTGATTGATTTTCATCCAACATGATAGTAATATATCTTAGTTGGTCTTTGGGGTCGAGGGATCGTCCTTGGAATCCGAACCATCCTTCGTGATATCCTCCATCTTCTTTTTGACTTGGTTTAATGAATGGGATAACGATCCTAGGTTTATCGTTCTGGATTTCAGTAAACGATGGTTTGTTTTTGTTAACCCAAGTACAGAAGTTTTTTGTATAAAAGAGTTCGTCCCAAAATTTTTTAGGAATTTGTCTATCTGCAAGATACTTTACAGCAGGGTGCTCTTTATTTAGAGAAGAAATACTTTCAAGATCTTCTCTCTTCTTAAAAACTGGTTTATTAAATTTTGGTTTAGGAACATATGATCCTTTGCCTGTTGTTCCACTCTTATATCTCTCCATGATGTATTCATCATAGAGATCAGGAGCATTGTCTTTAAGAAAATTAGGTAGAGTTCTACCAACACCACAGTTATGACACTTATAAACTAAATCTGTTTTTAGACGAAAAAAATACCCCCTTGCCTTGTTCCTGTGTTTCTGTGAATCACCACAGTAAGGGCATCGGAAGTTGTATACATCAGTTTTCTTTCTAACAAACTTGTCTAGTCTATTAGAAAGTAAATTTACATAATGTGCGTCAACAAATTCAGTCACTAAGATGGACGATATGTCCGCTTATCATACTCGTTTGTGTATTACTTGTCAAGTTTTTGAGTAGTTGCTGTCCTGGTGCAGACACGAGGAAAGATATAACAGTAAGAGCACCAAAAATAGACCACATCTTTTTTTCAATAAGTCTGAGGCGGTCATCAACCTTACGTATATCTCTTTCGCAACCTTTTTTAATTGCATTTGTCTCTCTATTAATATCTTTGTTTAAATTATCTAACTTTTCAAACAAGACATCATCAATCTGATCTTGTTTATCTAATTTTTCATTGTGTACAGCAAGAAGTTGACCCATCTTCACACTGTTTTCTTGAAGAGTGTCAACTACTTTTTCTAACCTTTCTATTATTGCTGCATTTATATCAGACATTACCTTGTCTCGTCTTGTTCAGTTCCTGCTCTCGCTTGTTTTCTTAAACTTTGTGTCTTCATTTGTAGTTGAGTCTGAAGTTGTCTCTTCTTTAGTTCAACTTTTTTCTTTTCTATTGCTACCTTGGCTTGTGCTTGTTGATTTTTAAACTTCTGTTCTAATTCCTCCTTAGCATACAAACGTTTGTTTGCTTGTGCAGTAGTATCAACATTTTTTAGATGTGCCATACGCTTGTCCATAAAGAACTTAGCAGCGTTAGCAGGTAATATTCTTTCGATCTTGATGTCTCCTCTGTAACGAGGGTTAATCAACAGACGAAGTTTCTGTGTCAGTTGTGCAGGTGAATTTGCATATACTATAGTTTCACCGACCTTTGGTATATTAACTTTATATTGAAATAATCTAGAACGACCACTCATATCAATAGGACGATCTATTTCATTATCTTCTTTGATTTTCTTTCGCTTTGCCATTTTCTTTCTGAACTTCATAACAGGATCGAAACCTGCAACAGGACCTTTGGCATTAGCACTACCGCTAAAACCTCCTGTACCTGCTGTCATCATTTCTTCGTTCATATGTTTCTAAGATCATCGTTGATGTCATCATCTACTTCCAAGTCAGGAAGCATCCCTACTGGATATTTATTCAAATAAATTAATATAGTTTTGAGTATTGACCAATACTCTCGTTCAAGTCTATAAAAGATAAGGGGAGTTGCTGCCTCGCCAAATACATTATAAAGGATGATAAGATGGTTAATAATAAGATGAGTCCTCAACGGACCTCCTCTAACATAACGTTTTAAGAGTCGTTTTAGATACTTAAAACGCTTCATGTCTTCATCAAAATCCTCACGTGTAACACAATGAGGATTTTCATAATGTTTAATGGCGAACAGAATGTAGGTCTCCTCATTCAGTTCGTCAAATTTCATTTATTAAGTTGTAGTAATTGTCTTGGTAGAACCAGAACCACCTGCTCCGATTGTATCACCTAGAACGAATACCTTATCGGATGCTGTATTTGTACCAGCGTCCTTGATTGTTCCAGAAATTGTTTGAGCACCAATAGTATGTACCTTACTTGCTGCAGCACATGTAAAGTCAAACTCGATACGGTTTGTACCTGTTCCTCTAGCATATGTAGCAGTGATACTAGCACTATCAGTAGTATTGGTTACCACAAGAGTAGCACCTGCAGTTACATCAACTAGTTCATTGTAGATAACTACAACTGTTCCAGTGTCTGCTGCTGCGTATGTTGTACTCTCAAAGAATACTGCAGTAATATCAGCACCACCTAGGGTGTCGGTTCCTCTTGAACCTGCTCCGACCAAACCGTCAACTGCGACGAGAATCTCGTCCCAAAATTCTGTTTGATCTCCTTTCTTATAGTGACGTAGAACCCAACCGTCAGCAGTTGCAAAGATATTTGATGGATCAACAGCTCCACCTCTCACAGCCCACTTGGGTTTGCTCTCATCAGCATCAGTTACACCGTATAATGGCATTGTTTCAGTACTCCTAGCTTATTCCTATCTAAGATTATTTATAAAAAATAGGGGTTTAGAACCCCCTATTTTAGTATGTTTAACTACGTGTTTCTAAAGCAGATTTAACTGTTTCTAATAGTTTATCATCAGCAGTGGTTTTAGTCAGTTTAACTGCCTTTTCCAGAACAATAATACAAAGGTCTATGAGTTTTTCACCCAACTCTCCGTCATCTGGAATTTTGTTTACTGCGTCTGCGACAATCTTCTTAGCGAATGGTAATAGAAATGATAGCATGATCTAATAATAATTACTTCACACTATATATCAGTCTAAGCGTATGTTTTTTTACCGCCCTTCATATAACCTTCGCCCTTCTTATCTTTGAACTTGATTCCTCTAGGGTCTCTGATCTTTTCTTTTGCTTTTTTACCTTTAGAAACAATATCTGCATACTTTTTCTTGCCATGCATCATGATGCTTTTCTTCTTTTTCAGTTCAGCTTCTTTTTTCCTTGATGCCTGTCTATATTTTTCGTCATCAAAAGTGTCACCATACTTCTCTCTAAGTACAACTGGATTAAATTCGTCGGGTAGTATATTCATATCTCTATTATATCACCTAAGTTCCTAAACCGCGACCTTTCTTCATATTTTCTTTACTACCATACCTAGCTCTGGTTTCGATATACCCTTTGGTATCCTTACCATAACCCATTTCCTTAGCATCTTTCTTCAGTTGTTTCTTTTCATCTGCTGCCTTCTTGTATTTACCAGTTCCTGCAGTAGATTTGGCACCTTTAACTTTCTTAGCTTGCTTACTACCCTGTCGCATGATGGCATTCTTACCATACTTGCTTGTAATTTTAGATAGCACTGCGTCTAATGCTGCGTCTTTTTTCTTTGGAGAGGTAGGTTTTTTAGTCCCACCCTTTACGTAACCAGTTTCTTTTTTATATCTGGTTGCTTCGTCAACCGTTTTGTCAAGTTTTGTCTCTTCTGTTGTCTTTTCTGAGATTTTTTCTTGACTACCATAGACATTCTCCTGAGTTTGTACACTATCTATAAGACTTAAGGATGAAAACTTTTCTAAAGTATCACTCTCGTTACATCTCCATTTTCTAAGTGACTTATTAATTCTTGAATCTGGATCGTTAGCAGTCTTCTTAGATGTCAACTTCTTCTTCATACCTTTCATTCTCTTACAGAATGAATTTTGTCTGCCTTCTGCCTTACCACCTTTCTTTGGATTAGGGTCAGTTACAGGTGCTTTGAGATCTGAACCAGGATTTGCTTTCTCGTAAGACTTTCTTCCTTTTTCATTAAGTCCACCAGAGGCAGACTTACCTGACTTTTTTGTCCATGCTGCACCCTCCATCATCTCTTTTAGTTTCTTTCTTGCTGCAGCTTTTGCTTTTAAACGAGCAGTTTTCTTATGAGGATACATTGTGTCTATAGTATGACTCCTCTGTGGATATGCACTACCACTATGTCCTGCCTTAGTTCCCTTAGTTTTCTTTCCTCTGTCTGCCTTATGTCTATCTTGTCTTTCCTTTCTTTCACGTTCTGGTTTAGCCATACCCAGACCAGATCTATTCATAGCAGAGGTTGTATTTCTTCTTGCTCTTTTACTTCCTGTTTCACCTTCTATGAATGAATTATCATACTTATGACCCTTACTTTCCTTCACTGTTGGAGGAGTGCCTATAGACATTATAGTATCCTTAAGATTTTTTTTCTCTTTAGATTTCTTAGCAAATGCTGCCATTTGACCTTTAGGTTTACCATCACCTTTAAAGATACCATAAGATGTTCCTTCCATTTCTACATCTTCTCTCTTGTACGCAGGAACCTTTGCACCTTTAACACCTCTACGTTCTTTGTGTTCTTTCCGACGTAGTTCTATTGCCTTACCTCTCTTACCTTCGGGATCAAACATGCCAGGATCATCATGACCTGGTCCTTTTCTTCTATAGTTTCTTATAGATGCTTTACCATAATCACTACGTCCTTTATCTACCTTTGCTTCATCAACAAACTTGACAGGCATTGATACTGTTCCTTTACCTGGTACATACTTTGTAGTTCTAGGTTTCTTAGGATCATCACTCTTAAAATCCTTATGAAGTTTGTTGTATGCTTTCTTAGTCATCTGAATGACTTCTTTCAATCCTTTAGTTTTCTTACCTCTTCTATTATAATGATCATCTCTTCTATCTCTTTGGATACCACCACCTAATGCAAGTGAACCATAAGGATTACCATAACGTGCGTTCCTTGCTGCTGATCTTTTCCAATCAGGAATTTTCTTATCTACTTTCGCTTCTGACATTTTTGCCATTCTTTTTTTAGCTTTATTTCCTGATCCCCTATCACTTTCATCGTCAGGGATATTTTTAATCGCTGCTTTTGCTGTAGGGGGATGAATGGATGATAATCTTGCTTTTCTTGATGAACCTTTACCACCGTATGCTTCCTGATGTGCTTGCACTCTAGTTTTACCAGAAATATATTTTGGATCATTCTTCATTGCCTTTTGAGCATCAGCCTCATCATTTTTATTAACCTTATAAATTGTCTTGCCACCTTTTTTAGAAGTGTTAAAGTTTATCTTTGCTTTTTTTAAACTTGCAGATTCTGTATGAGTAGTTGTTAAAGCTCTTGCTTTTTGTTTTACTCTATCTTTAATGGATGACCCGACCATCTTCAATTTATTTTTCATTGAATAAGGATTTTTTTCCTCATCAATGTCTTCGCTGCGACGCTTCTTTTCACATTTGATACAATCACAGTCATCACCGTGATTCTTTTTCAAATCAATATCATCCCCAGAACCTTCAGTTATGTCTTCTTTTTTGGGGTTGATTTTGACTTTAGTTTTCTTTTCAGATAGAGATTTAAAACTAAGCATTACTATTTTCCTAATCTTTTTGCGGCTTGTTTCTTATATAAACGTTTTGCTTGTTGTAATTTAGACACTGCCTTCTCTTTGTCACCTGCATGTGCTGCTTTTCCTCTCTCTATGTCTGCTTTTTTAGAAGCTTTGAGTGCTAGATCTGCAGATATCTCATCAATTTGTTCTACCTCTTCTTTCTTACAATCAGGTACTGCTTTACCACCTTTCATCTTGGTTCCAGTTGCCTTATATCCATCCCAACAAGATTTTTTCTTAGGATCTCTACCAATATTCTTACGTGCTGTTGCTAGTGTAGCTTCATCTACTTCTACCTCTTCCTTACGAGTGTCTTTTCCGTCAGGTTTTAGACCTTTCTTCTTTTGGATAGCATTATGAACTGCTCCTGCATGTTCTTTTGATCCGCTTTCGATCTTACCATCACCATCGTAATCTTTAGATGCTTTCTTTTCAGCTATGTCTTGTACCTGACGATATGCGTCGCTCATATCAGGTAATTTTATGTCAGTAAAGGTCTTCATTGTCATTGCAGTACTTTCTCCTTTTTATTTATCTTCTTTAGAAATTGTCCTGGCGTTAATTTACGCACGTAAGCATCTAAACTATCTGTTGCATACTCACGTTCAGATGGTTGTAACCATCCTTTAACTTCTACTAAGTCTTTTAACCAACTGCGAAATAGATTATCATGCTCATCAATGCTGATGACGTAATTGCTACCACGACTAACAACCTTAGAAATGATCCCTGTGTTGAGGTTCTCGACATAACTACCTATAGAAAATAATCCTTCGGTGAGGTATGCTTCACGCAACCCCTTCGGATCTAATTTAGGTGCGATCTCATATAAATGAAACGAAACTTCATTAAAGTCATCTATACACTCTTCAATATTCATTGCTCCTTTGAGTGTATTAAACAATTCCTGTTTGTCTTTTGGTTTTAATCCTTTAGGACATCCCTTTTCAAACTCTTCGTAATTATTTTCAGATACAAACTTACGTTGTTTAGATGCAGACATACCTTCTATACCTTCACCATCAGGATCTCTATCACCTGCTGATGTCACACGTATGTTTTCAAATGTATAAGCTTGTCCATTATATTTCTGTGCTAGTGAATTAAACTCACTAACTCTATCACCACCTACAATAATATTAACATCACTATATCCTTCTGAGTCTAGCGATCCCAAAACATCAAATATTGTACGCATCTCTTCATTAGAGATGATAGCATTTGTATGATCTGGGTACGCTTTATGCATAAACTTAACCTTCGTGGAAGGGTCAAGGGGGTTCTTCTTATCATCCTGCGTCCTTGAGGGGTATATTCGATACTCTCCATTTTTTGCACTCTCTGCTACTTTTTTTATGAGTGCCTCATGTCCTGTAGTTGGAGGATTAAATCTTCCAAAAGTAATAGATATGCTACCTTGATCGACCTGACCATCGCCAGATGACGTTTCTTCTCCTCCATTGGTTGCATCTCCTGCAGCTAATTCTGCTGCTGTAAGTCTTACAAGCTTCCCTGCTTTTGACATGTGTGTTACATTGCCAGCTTGATCGGCATACTTTCCGTAACCAACGTGTCTAAGATTTCGTTTCTCTGCTTCCTTTGCTGCCATTGTTCTTTCTGCTTCAGCAAGGAATAAACTAAATTTCTTCATTTATAATAGGAATGAGGTCGCTCTCAAATATTATTTAGGCTAAAGTGAAAACATACCAGATTGTGCCTCTAGATAGTGCCTTGGGTAGAACTTATACACTTTAGTACCTTGAGATGAACTACTAGCAACCTCAAGTTTATATCTGATTTGTATGAGAAAGTTTTCTTTACCTGCTAACTTCTTACCATTATCATCTGCACGGTATATTTTAACAGTAGGACTACCTGTCTTAACTAGTTCAGTAGTATAACGTCCTTGTAGTAGTTGTTCTTTGAACTGTTCATTAATAACAAAACTCTTAACTTCTTTTTCACTCTCAAATTTAACTAGTTCAGTCTCTACATTCCTAGACAATCCAAATACAATATAGTCTGCAAACTTTTTCTTTACATCTGATTCAAAGTTTGCGTTCAATCCTTTCTCAAGTGTTCTTTGTGCCTGTTCATATACAACCCTTGCTGATTCTTTTAAATTATCACCACCACCAGTTTTCTCAGCATCTTCTCTACTAGAATATTTCTTAGTATATACTTCACTATCAAAGAACTCAGTCAATTTCTTCTCATATATTTTTTCAGATTCTTTAACACTCAGTCCCATCTCACCAAATATATTGATAAACTTATCAAATCCTAATCCAGACACCTGATGAAACTGTTCACCACCAGATACTTTAAGAGAGTAATCTGTAGTCTTATATTTTTTATCTTTTGATTTTATTTCTACCTTAACGTCTGCCTTAGTACCTTTCTGATCTTCTGTTCCTGCTGCTATTACTTTTATAGTATCATCTTTGACATTAAGAGATAGATCTTTTGATTGCATATTGATCTTTTGATTACCATTAACAAATCTAATAGCACCATCCCTAAGATCAGTTACCTTTTTCCAGTTCTCTTTCTTCTGTAGAAATGCTGTTGCCTTTGCAGGTATAGAAACGCTAACTGATACAGTATCCATAACTGCACTACCTACATCATTTACTTTTTTCTTATATCCTCTCTTCATCATTTCAGTGAGAACCTTATCAACATCTTTACCTTCCACTAGAGGCAGTTTCCTCTCAGTTTTTTTCTCCATCCTCTTAACAAATCTTGCTGCTACTGCTGCTGCAAAAAATGCTTCAAATAAATCTCCTCGGTTGGCATCAATCTTTGCCTTCGCCATCGTTTTTATTTTTATTTATTTCATCCAAGTCATCTAATGCCTTACTTGACCAGTATACTTCTGGTTCTCCCAACTCTGGTTCTATCTGCAGTTCAACTTCCTCTTCTCCTGTTTTATATGCCCACTCATCTGTATGTCCTACAGACCACCACTTAGGCAGTGTCTCTACTGCATAGTTCTGTGTGCATACTTTGAAGTCAGGTTGTTTAAGATTATCATTATCAACCAAACTGTTATCAAAGAACTGACATCTATTATTTGGTTGTGCAGCGAACTGTCCGTTGTCTAGTGCAATGATATTAAATGTCTTATGCTCTGGATCATGCTCTGAAAAGTTTACATCTAGTACAGAAAAATCAGGATGTGCAGTGTCGATAGTAAATTCATACTCGCCAGGATGCATCTTCTTATCCTTACCAAAGAACTGACATCTACCTAGTATAGGTTTCTCTACAACTGTAATGTTATAGTCAAAACAATCCCATAGTTCTAATACATCTAATGGTAATTGATTATCCCAATCAATATCTGGTTTCCATACAAATGCACTCAAGGGTAACTTGTCAAACAGTGCACCATAGTCAGTAAGTAATGTCTCAAAGTATAGTGCTTTTGCCTGTATACTTCTTACAGATATCCATATACCAGGTGTAAGTTCCCCATGACCTTTTTCTAGATCATAAAGATATTCTTTTTTTACCCAAACTTTTCTAGGTGGTAGGGGGTGAACTAAGTATGCCATTATTTGTGGTGAAATACCTCATAGTAAGATAAACATTTAGGACAAGTAAGGATGGTAAAAAAATCATACTCAGACTCTTCTCCATCATTTAGATCCTCGACATCATAATCACTTGACCATATTAATTCTGTTTTACAGTGCCAACAATTCATAGATCTCCTTTCTCTCTATTTTCTGAGTAGTGAACATCAAACTCTCCGCCAGGATATCTACTCTTTAATTTATCTACATTCATTTCTATGATCTCTTCTGGTGAAACATCTAGTGCTATGCATGCCTGTATAAAATACCACATGATATCACCTAGTTCACGTTTCATATGAAATAGATTTTCTTGAGTAACTGGTTTACCTTGGAATAATATCTTCTTTACTATTTCAGTAAATTCTCCTGACTCTGCACACAATCCAAGTGCAGCAGTTAATGCTCTATGTGAGGCAAAGTCTTTAGAATCTAATTCTTTTATACGATCTTTAAAATGTCCACCGTACTTACTTTCATTTGATGTTACAGCATTAACAAATTTTGTATACTTTAAGAAATCAATCATACTTTAATTCAGCGAAGGATTTTTTACCAGAAATTTTTTTAATGATCTTATCTTCAACACCTGCGTCAACGAGATCTTTCTGTGCTTCATCAACATCATACAATCTCATCTTAGATCTGTCAATACCTAAACAGAATCTTTTGTTTAAAGTAGGATCATAGTATCTATTCTTTAATTGCTTGACCATTATTTGATTCTGTTCTTCTAACTCTTCGGTAGAAATAAGAGCAAACATAAGGTCAGCAGTTGCAGGGAGACCGAAAGACTCGCTTGTGTCAGTAAGATCAACATCACTGCTCCCAAAACCTGAGCGAGTAGTTTGAGTAGCGGTGACGATTGGAACATTCGTTTCAACTGCGAGACCACGTAATTCTTCTGCGATTGCCTTAACATATGTGTATGAATTTACTATAGATCCTTTGTATCTCTGGGAGGCACATATATTTAGATAGTCAATGAATATGATATCAGGTTTAATATTTCTTTTTAGTTCTAGTTCATTTAATAATGATTTAAAATGTCCTACATGTGCAGATGCTGTAGGATATTCTTTGATAATTAATTTACCTTGAGTCTTTTTACTTAATGCAGATATTTTATTCTCGTACATTGCTCGTGGTAAATCATGTAGTTTTTGAATAGGAACGTTCAGTAGATTAGCATCTATTCTTTCGGCAATCTTTTCTTCTGCCATCTCCATAGTAATATAGAGAACGTTCTTACCTTGGAGCAAACAACTACTAGTGACATGGCACATAAAAAGAGACTTACCCACACCAGTCCCTGCAAGAGCAACATTGAGAGTCTTGTTAGGAAGACCACCCTTTGTAATCTTGTTGAAGAACTCCAAGTCAAAAGGAATCTTTTCTTCAGTCTTATGGTAGAAGTCGTATCTTTCTTCGTAGTTTTGTAAGTAATCATGACCTACATTTTGGTCAAACGACACACCTAACGCATCACTTAGTATTTGTGGAATAGCCCCCTTATCCCTCTTTTCATCCTGTCCATCTGCGATCTTGACACTCTCCATAAGCGAGAGATAAATCGCCCTCTCCTGACACCACTTTTCTGTTGTATCAACGATCCAATCCAGTTCTGCTTTCTCATTGGATAAGCCACTTAACACCTCCATAATATCTTTAAATTGATCTTCAGTTAGATCAGTCCTCTCTTGACACTCAATACTTAATGCATTCAGAGAAGGTAATGCATTGTAATTAGAAATATACTCATGAATTTCAGCAAAGATTATCTTGTATGATCGTACAGTAAAATAATCTGATTTCAAAAAAGGCAATACCTTGCGAGTAAACTCTTCATTTGATATCAGATTATTTAGTATGGTAACTTCTAGATTCATGTGTAATGTAAATAAGAACCAACAATGTATTTTTTAGATGACACTGGTGGTAGTCCTGAGTGTCTATACTGCCATGTGGCAGGAAACAAAACTATTCTACCACACTTCGGTTTTATTGCAACATCAAGTTTAGGAAAATTTGTTTCTCCTCCTTCCTCTACATCATTGAGATATAGAAACATAACAAGAAACCTTCTAGCAGAAGCATGATCTCCAACATCAACATGATCTTTGAATTGATCTTTACCATTATTATCATACATCTTCATACGGAACTGTTCAAATCCATATTGAACAGGAAAGTCAGGTCCTACATCCAAATAATTAATATAACTTTTAGCACTTATAGTTAAGATATCAGATAGTCTTGCTTGAATAGACATCCATTTAGGATCTTTATTCAAATACCTCTCTGATATATTTAACTCTCGGAAAGTTGGTCGCTGCTCTCGATCAACATATATGCTGTCGGATTCATGAAATGTTTTAATGATAGTTTCACAAAAAGATTTATCAAGTTTGTCATCATATGTCCTAATATAATCTGATAATCTAGTTGCCATAACTAAACTCTTTGGCAGCAGCTTCGTCTAGTTTCTCCATTATTTCTTCGGTGAAGTATGTCTCTGGATCCTTAAGTATTGCAGAAGGATATACACTACTATCACCAACAATGATCCTATTTCCTTTGCGGTTAAAGATTCCATACTTTTCTCCTAATTCAAGTAATCCATAGTATTTGTCTAGACCTCTTTCATCATAAAAGAGTCTAGTTTCTATGTCTGAGTTTTCTTTTGTAAGTCTGCTTTTAGCCGTCTTAGCCTTAATAATGTTACCAATAACTTCCGTCTTATCCTTTTCTTTTTTCTTAGAAAGATAAATGATCGTAGACGCGGCGTACTTGAGACCAGAGCCGCCTCCCATTTCTTTAGTAGGGATGTAAGATCCGACGACATCATAAGTGTGATTTGTAACTATTAAGGGGACATTTGCTTTTCCAAGTTTTAAAGTTAAAACTCTAAAGATTGACTTAACAACTTGTGCACGAGTCATGTCACGAGTCTCTTTACCTGCTTCAGAGTCTTCAACTTCTTTCGTTGTGGAAAGCATACCAAGAGAGTCTAACACAAACAACAATGGTTTGCGATCACTCTGTTGAAGGTATTTATCTAAAATTCTTATTGCCTGAGTTCTAAACTCTTGAACAGTAGTGATAGGAACTATCAACATACGTGCTGAATCTATACCTCTACTTTCTATTATATCTTTAGAAAGGGCAGATTCGGATTCAAAATATATGACACCAGAATCGGGATCAGACTCAAGAAAATGCTGAACGATGCCGAGACAAAAATAAGTCTTACCAGTACTTGACTCTCCTGCGAGAGCAGTGATCTTGTTTCTTGGGATACCACCATAGATCGACCCAGATAGTAGAGCATTAAATACATGGCTACCAGTGTCGATAAAACCGCTTGTGTCACCAGCTGAAACTCCGTCGCTGACAAGTGCAGCATATTCATTGTCAATCTCCTTTGCTACATCTTTGAGAAAATTCATGTTAAGTGGAACGTTTAGTAAGTTTAGTGATGTGATTAGAACGTTGTTTTGATTTTTCAAACCAACGTGCTTCTACCTCATCGTGAAATTCCTTTTCCTGCATGTGCTCACCTGCACCAAATGCTTTTTTATATTCAACAATAAAAATTGCCATCAAAAAAGAAACTCCAAACTTGCTACTTTTTCCGACTTCCATCCTATTGTATCTAATATAACTTTTATTGGGTCAAGGAAACTCTTCTCAAATTGTAACTCATAATCCACCTGTTTGTCAAGTCCAAACTCCTTTGGAAAGGTGCTGATGAATGACACTACATTTTCTCCAAACTTATTAGGTGTTTTTAAATAAACAAATTTAATTTTTTCACCGTCTTGTATAAGAGGATATTTGTGCATTAAGTTATTCTTTTTATTGTAATAGTTGTATAACAACGCACCACGAACATGAATGGGTGTTCCTTTACTATAGATACTGGATGGGTTTGCCCATTTATTTATTCCGTTACATCCTCTGGGGAATGATATGTCTTCAACAGGTAACTCATTAAACTGATCTTTAAAGTTTGCAATAAACTCCTGTGCTGCCTCTTCTCCCTCATTCATAATAACGGTTAAACACTCTTTAATTTTTTCTCTACATGCACCAGGTGTACTAGACTTGACTGCCTCAATGCCCATCACTTTTAACTTAGGTTTATCAAATCTTACACCTTCTATGTCCCATGCATTTAAAATATATCTTTTCTTTGCAGTCCATATACCTTTGTTGGCAATGGTCTCACGTTTCATAAACATCTTCTGGTCAAAAGCATTTACGTAGTCGGCCAACGCTTGATAAGAATCTGAAATATACTTTTCAAATTCCACATTACACACCTTATCAAGGAAGCTAACAATGACTTTATCATCCTTCTCTCTCCCCTTGTATACACTTTGAACCAAAGGACCGAGATTAAGATATATGCTATCAGTATCACTTGCAATGACATAATCTACATCCTCCGTTTTAAGAATCTTGTTTAGATATTTATTCATACGACCTTCAATCCAACGAATAGAAACTTGACCAGATAGGGTAATAGCTTCTGCGTTGGCAAGACTGTAATAGCGAAAATATTGATTGCCAATAGCACCATAAGCACTATTAAGTTGGATCTTTCTCGCCATCTGAATGTTATTAAACTTGGAGATATCTCTTTGTAGTTTATCAGTCGGTGTTCTTTCATATGCTTGTTTTGCTGAGAGCATTTTCTTTTTATAGATCGTACGTTCTTTGTATATCTTATCCATCATCTCAGGTAGAAACCCTTGTATGTCTTTACGATACTGTGCACCATTAGCACATACACATACATCATCTTCGATGGTTATCTCTTCATTTAAAATCCTTTCAACGCTCGCACTGGCATGTCTAGTCTCCCAGAGTGTTTCTGGCGAGATATTGTACTGCATGATAAGGTGAGGATACAGACTATTAAGGTCAAAACTAACCACCCAATCATACTTTCCTGGTATCGGTTCTTTAACATAGGCACCTGCATACTTTTCATCTTTCTTTGCACCCTTCTTAGGGGGGACAACAATATTTCTATCTGTAAGATAGTTGTAGATCATTGTATCCCACATACGAACCTGTGAGTATACATCTTCAAAGTTAACCTTGGCATCATAACTCATAGTTATGGCAAGATCTAATAACTTCATCTTCTCTTCAAGACGATCAATCAATTCTGTATCTTGAATGTTATATTCAATGAATTTCTGCCAATCTGATGTATAGAAATCTTTGAAGTTTTCATACTCACTATGGTCAACCTTACGTTGTCCTAATTCGACATAAGCGATGTGATCAAGTCGATAGGATTCTTGGTTACTATAAGTAAACTTACGGTAAAGGTCGAGATAGTCAAGAATGTTAACCCCACTAACATCATAAGCATAGTTCTTGCGTCCTTGGACATAAACTTCCCTCTCATTTGCACGATTCCAAGGTGAAATAGAGTTCATCCACTTGGAGCCTAGGATTCTTTTAACCCTACGACATATGTAGGGTACATCATACAGGTTTACATTCCATCCTGTCAAGATGTCTGGGGTATGTTTCACCCACCAGTCTATGAAATGCATAAGCATCTCACGTTCAGTATCAAATATAAACTTCTTATGTTCTGTATTAAAATCTTTGACTGCCCAGATGTAAAACTTTTTAGTCACCATATCTTTGATGGTGATTGACAGCATTTCTTCTGCTGCTGCTTCTACATCAGGGAAACCGTTTTCGCATTGAACCTCAATGTCCATTGCGTACATCTTTATCTGATTGACATTGTAATCTACATCATTAGGAAACTCTTGTCTAATGTATTGATATACAAAACGTTCATACCCATGAACTTCAAAACCTTCTACACCATCATATTGACGAATAAATTCTCTACCTTCTCTTGGTTTATCAAACTTAACAGGTGAAACATATCTTCCATCAAGTGTTGTAAACTTCTCTTTATTTTTGGATAAGACATATAATGTAGGAGAAAAATGAGAACGAAACTGCACAGGCTCTCCGTTCTCATATCCTCTGTAGAGGATTGTATCCCCTGCAAGTTGAATGTTCGTATAAAACTTACTCACTGTTTTTTATAAAGTTTTTCAATAGCAGGACTAGGATCCAGTATAGTCAAAACTGTTTCAGATGTCAAGAACATATCACGTTGAGATGTAAATGATGGAAATGGTTTTATTTCTGTGTCAGAAATAATCTCATAAACATTTTCAATTAACAAACTTGGTTCCTCGTCAAGTTCAGTCACCTTCCCCAACAGGTATTCCTTCCTTTGTCTCAATAAGATCACTTTGATCTGCTGTTGTAGCATTTCCTCTTCCATTGTCTGCCTCCACTAGATGATTGTACTTTTTAATAACCTCTGGATAAGTTTCGTATGCTGATACGACTTCATCCATCTTCATCATAATTTTTTTAGATATTGATAAAGGTGCCCAAGGTCTGAAATGAATTTGGGGATCAGGAAGTTTTTGAACCTCTGGTTGTGCGTCTGTTTCAATAAGAACTCTAGGTTCATCAACACCCTCTAACCATACATTGTATGGATGTGATAGTTGAAACGCAACAGGTTCATTTGGTTTTTCTTTAGTAGTTACCTCATAAAGATCGCAAATGATGTCTTCACCATTTTTTGTTCTTACGATTCTTACGCTCATTTTCTCTCCTTTCGATTTCGTAGATAGAATTTTTAATGATGTCCTTTAAAACTCTGGTTTCAGATTTGTTGTATTCCTCTGCCAAAGGTCTAACGTATTTCATTATACCACCAGACATGTCACTTGGCAAGTCTAAAGTTATTAAATCGTAATCACCTGTGTAATTATTAGGTTTACAATTCAAGTAATAGTTCATAGTTTATTCCAATAGAAAAGAGACCCCATTATGAGTCTCTTTAGTTGTATATTATATATCACCAATCTTCCTCTGGGTTCAAAGACTCTTGATATTCCATATTGTTTTTACAATATGCATGAACATCTATCTCCATTTTATGATGTGCATTAGTATGAACTACTTGTATCAGTCCAAGTGACCCAAACAGTATGAGATTGCATACGGTTAGTGGGTGAGTGATTACATTGATGATAGTTTTACCCATTCTCTGTCTTGAAATAAATCATCTTTACTACCTCTTGAAGGAAAACTTACTGATAATCTATCATCTTCAGAAGTTGCAAGGTGCGGATGATATTTTGGAATCCACACAGCATCACCTGGTAGTAACGTTATATCTAGCGTAGGAGGTTTATCTAAATCTATGTTTACCCAATCCTTTCTACTATCAGGTATAACATCCATCTTGTCCCATACCTTCCAGTTAGTTACACCTTCACATTGTACTATAACATTATCATTGTCATCTATGTGAGCACCTAGAGGATGGGGTAAGTCTGGGTTTAGAGTTGCATAGATGTGAGCATCAGTTTGATACCCATATTCTTTTTCTATTTCATTTGCTAGTTCATTAATCTTTCTGGTAAACCTAGATGCTTCTTTGATATACAGAAACCCATTCTCTAATACTTCTTTAATAACTGAAGCAGGAATAGAATCTTGTGTAGACCAAGTATCTAAATTCCATTTATATCCTTTTTTTGAATGCAAAAGAACCACCCTGTCGGTAGACATGAGTGGTCTTAAGTTGATGAGGTGTTCTAGTTCTTTCCAACTAAACAGATCCCACCAGTAGTTTTCTTCATGATGTAATTTCATACACCTATTTAGATGTAATCTTTACGTGCATGTTTTTCTGGAACAATTTTCTTTAGCTCTATTGTAAGTAATCCGTTCTCAAATGTAACGTTATCAACTACACAGTCTTCAGATAGTGTCCAAGATTTGTTAAAGTTTCTACGTGCTAGTCCTCTGTGGAAGTACTCTGTGGTTTGTTTCTCTTCTGGTTTAGTTCCTTCTACTACTAGTTTTCCATATTCTGTGTAGACTTTTACCTCTTCCTTTTTGAATCCTGCTAGAGCAATCTCTAGTCTAGACTCATGATTATTCAAGTTAATTAAATTATAAGGTGGATAGTTGGAAGAAGGAATATTAAAAAACTGATCGAAGTAGTTGTCTAGTCCAATACTGTTTCTTGAAATCTTATCTAAAAGATCTGGTAAATCGGTAGAGCGATACCTTTCTATTTTTTCCATAATGGTTCTCCTTAAGTAAGCGAGTATGTTTGTGTCCCCGAAGGCGACAATACTATTTAATCATAGATTGAGGCATAAGCAAACTGTACATTCCGAACATTTGTAGGGGGTTCTCGACACCTATATAGATCAGATAGTTATATCTACTTAAAGAACAATGAAAAAAGCATTAATCTTTTTTGGTATGGTTGGTTTGATGAGTCCAATGGCAGCGAGAGCAGACCTTACTCACCGTTTGACTAGCTCTGTTCAACTACAGGTTGATGCAGGCTATACTCAGGTATCGAGGGCAGGTAACTCTTACAGCACTAGTGGATCTGGTGTCAGCACAACTATTACACCTTCTGGTGGTAGTGCTGCTAGTAACCTAGGTGGTATCTCTGCTGTAAGCACTGCAGGAGTTGCTACTTTTGCACTTCCTGATGTAGCACAAACAACTCAAGGAAATTCATATAGTTTCACTCAAAATATATCAACTGGTGATGCTATTGTCACTACTGCTGCTGATGTAGGTGATGTATTAGGTTATAGTAATATAGTTTCTACAGCAC